CTACTGACCCTTATTTAACGTTTCCCAACGCATTTTTAACACTTTGCAACACAGTTTGGCACGGTTTTTGCTGGGTCGCCACTTTACCAAAATTTAACATTTCGTCGCACACTTTGGCACGGTTTTTGTTATGCGTGTGCGCCCGTGAAATTGTTTCACGTGGAACACTGCCACACCGATGCACAAAATAAAATGTTTCACGTGGAACACTGTTAAACAAAGTTAAAAGAATAATTTAACACAAAATAACACGCCAACCGCTTGCAAGTGAAATAAATTGTTTAACTTTGCAGCGTGTTAAACAATTAAATACTTATCAAAATGAAAACAACTGACTTACTTTATCAAAATCAAAAAGTGTTGAACGCATTGCAAGAAATGTTATTGCAAAGTAAGAAACACATTGACTTTTTGGCTGCAAATGCCCCCGAAATCCGTGCAAGTTTGGAAAGCATCGCCGAAAGTATGCAAACGGGTATTGATATTCTGGAGCATCAAATCGTATTTAACCGTGATACACGCAATAAGTTTGCGAAAGAAGTCGCCTGCAAAAATCAAGCATACGACTTTATCGCCGCCGAAAAGTTGGTCGGTCAGTTCAAAACATTTTGCGAATGTTACCCCACAAACTTGTATATCGGTTTAACTGGCGTTGAAACATTGCAGGACAAATAACAATCAGCAAGCGAAAGAAAAAGGCGGTAACAATCAAGTTGCCGCCTTTCTTTTTGTCCTGCCTTGCAGTTACTCAATATAAATGCCGTCAGACAAAGCCGTGTATATCATTTCTTGTTCCTCTGTCAGCATTTCGGCGGTGTGGATAGGTGTTACATCATCGAACACATTAAACCCTCTGAAATCGCCTAAAATGCCCGTTTGTCTGTCATTATTTCGCCCGCCCGTTGCGCTCTCGTACCAATTGCAGTAAATGTAAGGTTCTAAGCCGTAATATAGCATTTCGTTCCAATCATCGCCGCCCACGGTTTTAACTTGGGTGCTTGGTGAAAGGTATATTATTTCGCTGCTTGGTTCGGTTTCCTCAACTTGGAACACAACGCCGTTGCAGGACAAAAGCGCAACCCCGTTGCCCGTTACCACGTTTATAACGTACTGCAAAGCTATCGTTTTGCCTGCATAAGCGTTGTTAAGGTTTACAAAGCCTGCAAACGGCAAAAAGATTTGTATTTCGCTTTCGTAGTCGGTGTTGTCCTCATTGTGCGCTGGTACAACCGCCGTGCCGAAATCAAGCGTGATTTTGTCTTGCGCTGGCTGCTGGCACGAAACGCCCGTATTAAAGTTGCCGCATCGTATTACATCGGTGCTAAACGGCGTTATATCCGTGTAAATTCTTTTGATACGGTTAACATACTCGCCCAAATCCACATTTTCGCCGCCGTCCGTGAAATAACGCTTTGCGGCAAATTCTTTCAGATTATCAAGCGTTACAAGATACACGTTAATAGAGCCGTATTGTTTGCCCACTACCTCAACGGGAAAACACTCGCCCACTATATAAACCCGACTATAATCGTTGCTATTTTCAAGCTGGTACGAAATTGTAGCCTTTTTCTTGTCGCCCGAAATCGTAAACGGGGTTTTAGTTTCCCGTCCGCCTACCCGGGTCTTTACGCTTAAATAGGTCGTTTCGTCCGTGTGAAATTCGGTGTTTGGGTTCGCATCAAGTTCCACCGTTATAAGGCTGTCAAAGTCCACATAATCGAGCAGCGGTTCTTTGCTTGTGCAGTTTGTGAGCGACTTTGTAAGCGGCAAAGTCCGTATATACGTACCCGTAACCGTAACCGAATAATCGCCGCCCAAATCAGTAATAACGGCGGTTGCAGTCACTCGTGTTGACGTGCTTTTTACCTGCATATCTTGCGTTATCGGATAGCCGCCCGTGGTGGTGTAATGCACTTGCGGTTTATCAAGTCTTGCGCTAATATAATACGGTGTTTTTACGGTTATGGTGAGCTTTTCGCCGTCCCACTCGTGGTTTTCCTCTGTCCCGTCTATGTTGTTAGTAACCGTTGGCGTAACGGGTTCGGGTATCGCCACTACCTTGCCACTAATAACAACGGGTATGTTAATATCTAAATCGGTTATTTGTATGGTAGCCGTGTTCCCGTCAACGGTTAAGGGTGTTTCTGTCGCCGTTCCTGCACTTGTATGGTAGCTTGCTTTCGCATCTTGGAACGTGTAACCCTCGCTTGCCGTTACGGTTATGGATAGCGTGCCGTCTTGGTATGTATGTTGTTCGGTGCTGTCGGTTATGTTGTTTGTTACGGTCGGTTCGGTCGGTTCGGGTGTTACTTCTTTACGGGTTGCGTTAAAAGTAATCGTATCGTTTTTACGTGGAACATTTGTACCAACGTTAACCCCGTATGCCTTTGTATATGGGCTTTCGGGTATCAAACCGTCATACTGTTCCATACGTTCAAACCCAATCGTTCCTGGTATTTGTACCCACATATAACCGTGCGGATATTGTGCGGTGGTTTCTGAATAGGGCGTTAATTCATAATCGGGGCTTATATATAGAAAAAATATCGTGTCCCCGTTATCGTCAACGCCGTATTTTAGTGCATACTCTTTGTTAAAATCCGTAAGGTATGCGCTAACGCTCGTAAAATCGCTTCTTGTATCATTCAGTGTCATTGTCGTTGCCTTTTAATGTTACCATAATAATGCTGCCCGTTTCATTGAGTAAGCCCGTATTTGCAAACGGCACTTTCTCGAAATTCGGGGTGCGCTTGTAAACGGTATCACGGTTTGAAATATACGGGTCGGGGTTGTCGCTTTCAGATACACGCCCCGTTGCCGCCAAAATTTCGGTTTCGTAGGTTTTGAGTACATCAATACGCAATGCAAGTTCGTAGGCGTTGTTTCCCTCAAAACTTACCCTATCCACGAAATAATAACGCCCCAAATCGGGTATGTAACAATAATTGAAAGTCGGTCGGGGTTGCTTTCGTAGTGTTACGGTCGGGCGCAACACATCGAAAGTTTGCCGCAAATCGCCCTCAATCGCCGTAAAGTCGCCCAACTGCTTGTTTACCGTGTTCGGGTGTCCGTTGTATGAATAAAAGTTTATCGTTGTCATATCGGAAAGAAAAAAGGCGGTGCGGTGCGCTTTCACCTGCACCCACACCGCCCAAAGTTAAACAATCTAATACCTGTTGAGTTACTTGGTAAAGAATACTACAAAGTTTTCGTTTGTATCGTTGAAATATCCAGCGTCAAACTTGTAGTAGTTGTTGAAAAACTCTGCCTTTGCGTTGTAGTTCGTTGTTACTCGTCTGTCAAGGTTGCAAACGCCCAGCGCATCACGGTCAAACATTACGCCCAACACGCCCGAAATTTCAACGGCTTTGCCGCCGCTTTCCTTGATATTAATGTTACCCGTGCTGGCAAACTCGTAGTTCTGTCCGCTACCCTGCCAAAAAGGTACGGTTTCGGCTTGCGGCAAAAGCACATCGCCACGGTTAAACGTGTCGGAATAAAGATAGGTTTGCGCTGCCTTTGCAAAGTCGGACAAAAGTACAACGTGTAACATATCTTTCGGCGTAAATCTTTCCTTGCCGCCAACATTGAACATGGTCGAAATGCTTTGCAGGCGGTCGGCGTAAGTTCCCATTACATAAGAAGCAAAGCGGATAAAGTCGGGGTCGGTTATCGCCTTTGCAGCGGTTAACTTTGTGGTTGCGCCCGTCTTATCGTTGTACAACTTCAAAAGGTTTACACAACGTACCGTGCTTGCGCTGGAAAGGTCTGCCTCTGCCATATCACCTGCCGCCGCTGCTCCAAACGCTTTCGCATCAGCCAAAACCGTTTCCGCAATCATGTTGTTGATAGTACGCATAATCAAAGCGTCTGTCTTGATAGTCATTGACTTTTCAACTGCTGCATAAATCATCGAAATAAAGCCGTTGAGTTGTGCGGCGTTGCTGAAACTTTCCTTAACCTGCCTTTCGGTGATTGATACCGGCACTTCAAACGTAACCTTTGAGTTGAAAAATTTTGCTGTTACGGTCGGTTTGTGAAACACGTCTTGGTCGTAGCTTGTACCATCCGTCAAATTCCACGTGTCGTTTTCTTCGGCTTCGGGAACATCGGCACTTATTTTCTCCAATACGCTGCCAAACTCCCAAGCATCCATCAGCACAGACGGCACTTTGCCCGCATACGGTCGGTTTACGAAAATCACCTTGCCGATATGGTTTACAAGTGATTTAACGTAATTATCCACTGCATTTTGGTTAAACACTTCCGTGCCTAAATCCACAATGCCCGTCAAATCCTCGGTTACAATGTCAGTCTTTCCCAACACTTCACCCGAAACGCTGTTAATAAGCGTGTAAATCTGTTTTACTTCCATATTGCTAAAATTAAATTAGTTACTCGTAAATACTCGTTGTTATCTCTCTTACAAGTGCAAAGATAATGTTTTTTCTCCAATTATCACGCCTTAACTGCATTTCTTTTGCAATTTCGGTCGAAATTGATTTGCTTGCGCCCGTTCCTTTGCTGGTTTCGGTCGTTTTGCGGCTCTCTGTGCGGTTTCTCTCATCGTTTGCGGTCTTTCGGTCGCTGTCTGAAAAATCGGTGTCGTTAAACGCCTTGTTTGCGCCCGTTTCGGTGTTGTCGGTGCTTTCCTGCAAAGTAACGGTTTCCGTCCGTTCAACGCTGCCCGTTACGGGTGTCAGTACATCGTAATCTGCCAACATCGCCGCCGCTTCACGTTCCCAGCCTTGCACGTTTACCGCAATCACCGCCGAAACAACATCGCTTGCGTTGTCGCTGGTTATGCTGCTTACAACGGTCTTGCCGCCGTACATCAGTAAGGCGTAAGCGTCTAACTTGGTCGGGTCGGTATCGCCGAAAATTGCGGCGTACTCTGTCGGGTATTCGGTCTTGAAAACCGCTTGGAATATCCCGTTACCCTTTGTAAATAGTTCGCTGTATTTCATTGCTTATCGTCTTTGTTTTCTTCGTTTTCTTCGGTTTCCTCTGTTTCCTCTGTTTCGGTGTCGTTCCCGTCCGTTTCTTCGGTTTCCTCTGTTTCTTCGGTTTCCTCTGTTTCTTCGGTTTCCTCTGTTTCGGTCGTTTCCGTGTCGTTTCCGTCTTGCTGGCCGGGTTCTTCGGTCGTTTCTGCGGATGCTGACAAATCAGCCGCCAAAGCGTTGTAATTTTCCCTTTCAAGTCCCCAACTGCTTGCAAGACGTACCGAAATATCCGTGCCAAACATATCATTAATTTTCTCAACTGCATTTTGTCTTTCTTTTAACATATTATCCACATACGGCAAAAGTACATCCACATTCATTGATACCTCGCCCAAATTGAGCCGTTCGCGCTTCATATTATAATTTGCGTTTAACCCCAATTCGTTGTACATACTCGCCTTGTAGTATTGTATCAGTTCAATAAGTTGTGTAATATACACGCTGTTTGTGGTCGGGGCTGTCTGCATATTTACGCCCTTGAAAAAAGCGTTTTCCCCGATAATTGAAAACTCACCGTCCCGTATCTTGCGCAAAAACTCATCGGCACTTTGCTTGGTCTTGTCATCGCTGGCACTTATAAGCATCGTGATACGGGTCAAAATGCTTGCCGTGTTCAACGAAATAAGCCCGTCAGTATGCAAGACGGCATAACGCCCTATCATCGGCAAAAGGCTTTCGCCGTTGCTGTCATTCTCAATCAAAACCCCGTCTTTCTGAATATCGTAGGTTTTGTTTAACTTTAATGCAGGGTTCGCCACGGTGTAAAGAGTTGCCCGTCCATAAACATCGGGTTCGCCGCCTTTGCCGCCCGATAGAGCATACAAAAACCCGTCCACCCTGGTAACAAAGGCGTTGCCCGTGGTCTGCAAAAGCCGCTCCAATTCCTTTTGCGGTATGCTGTCGGGCAAACCCTCATACTCAAACATACTTTGAGTTTTCGCCAACGTGTTCGCCATAAATTCAGTTACGGCGGTGTCTTTGTCCCTTACTTGTTGCTGGTACAACTTGTAAATGTTATCTTGCCTTTTCATCTGTCAAAACTTTAATAAGAGTTGTTAATTCGGCTAACACTTTCGTATTTTCCGCAATCGTGTCCTTGAGGTGTTCCGTTTCGTCTTGGTGCACCTGCCTTTGTTTCACCATATACCAAAACAATGCGCCACACATCACAATCGGAAAACCCAAACTTGAAATGATTTGAATAATAGTATTTGCGTCCATATTGATAAAATTTTAGTTCCTATTGCAAAGGTAGTTATTTATTTCGTAAAACGTGCGGTTCGGCACGAAATTTGCACCAAACCGCCCGTTATTTTCATTTCAGCGAAACAATGTTTGTCTTTGTACTCGTAATTAAATAATTGCGTACTATTTCGCCTATCTCGTTATCTTGGTAGAAAACTTTGTCTATTGCGAAAAACCGTGCCACTTGTTGTTCAACGTAACTTGCCGTACTTAACAACTTGCGTTTGTAGTTCGGTTTGCCGTTCATTTCAAGAGAATAAATCAAAGCGTTTTCCTCATCTTTTATCGGGGTTGTCTTTGCGTGTATGTACGTGAAACATTCGTTGCCTACTTGAATAATGTTGCCTTGCAAAACAACATCGTTAAACTTGATATAGTACACAAACAACACATCTTGCGGCGTGTACTTGCAAGGCAAATGCGGATATGCTGCAAGTTCCCATTTACCGCCCGTAATCATCTGCAAGTTTTGATTATCGAAACAAAAATACTTGTTGCTGGCTTTGTGTTGTACTATCGTGCTGCAATACTCAACTGCCACTATTGCGCCGTGTTCGCCAAAGCGGTATATATCTATCGTTCCCTGCTCCATAAACGGCACTTGCTTCAAACCCATTTCCGTAAAGTACGGGCAAAACTTGTTTACCGTGTTCCCCAGCATAAAAACCTTAACATCGTTGCGCTGGCGTATTATCGTACTCAAAAGGTTCATAAACAACATAAACTCATCGGGCAAATAATACCGCCGTGTCAGAAACTCATCAAATACTATCGTTGTAACATTCGGGTAACTGCTGCTTTTTTCGTGTTCCTGCTCCGAAAGGCAAAACCCGTAACAAAACGGGGTCGGGTCGGGTGTACGCTTGTTTTTCTCTGCATCGTAGTAAGATAAAAACCATTTGTTCGACATATAGAACACTTCGTTAAATTTGCCGTCCGTCAGTTCCTCAATAAGCCCGTTTGCCACGTGATTTGCAAACAGACTTTCGGCACGTTTGCCCCGTAAGTCCTCACGCCAACGGCGTATGTATGCCATTTGCTTGCCCGTCTTGATATAGTTTTCCAAACCATATTTTAAGGAGGCATAAGTCTTGCCGTTTGACCTTTCGCCAAATATCACGTTATAATCGGCGTTTTTGCTTAAAATCGCTTTCAAGTCGTAAAATTTCGGCTTGTCTGTCTTTGTCTTTCTTGTTGTCATACTCTTATTATTTTAGTCCTTAAATTTAATACCTCGCAAATAGTTTATGTACATAACCGAAAGGGAAAGGCTGTAACCCGTTGGCTCTAAATGTACGCCCGTGCGTTCGTTGTAGTGCGCCGTGCTGCCTTTGTAGTCGGTTATCTCGCCTTGTATCTCGTAGTCTATGTATGTGTGTATGTTCTTTCCCGTTGCCGCTGGCGGTATATCCAAATAGTTGGTAAACGCATCAAATATCCCGTCCTCGCCGTACTTTTCAATAAGGTACGGTATCGCCGCCTTTTTGTTTACGCCCGACACGGTTAGACTGAAATCGTATGCCCGTCCGTTTGCTTTGAGTGCGTTCGGTTCTTCCACCATATAGCGTTTTGCGCCCAAAGTCTTAAACCTTGTATAAGTCCCTTCAAAGTCCCAAACGCCCAAAGTCTTTGTTATGCCTTTGATAGTTTGAGGTTCGCAAAGAGAAAAAGGCAAACCGTGAAACTTACACGCCGCCCGTAACTTCATTTGCACCTGCATATTATACGCCTTGAAATATGCTTCGTGCGCCTTGCCGTTCATTATCTTAATGCTGTCGGTGTCGCTGTATATGTAATCATCTTTTGCTTCGTGTATGCCCGTGAAAAGGTTGCGCCGTGCGTATGCGGTTACGAAAATGCCCCACGGGTAAAACAAGAAACGGTTTTTGCTGGTGTTGTACTTGTATAAAAGTTCTTGTTTTTGTTCGGTTGTCATTGAGTTAATATCCCACTCACCGTTATATGTAAAATCATCACGCAAAGGGTTGGTAACACTCATACCGTAACAACTGTTTAACATTTCCTTGCTGTTGAGATATTCCACTTCTTTGCCCTCAACGCCTTTTAATTTCGTCTTGCTTTCGTACAAATGCAGGATAGACTTTACAAACGGGGTCGGCAAATACTCTTTCTTGTAACAATACATTTCGCCGACTCGCATACTTTCCCAGGAATAAAAGTTTTTGATTATATTAAAATCCACGTCCGTAATTGTCAGCGCAATTTTTGAAGCCGCCACAA